GAAGACCTCTGGTAAAACTTTATCTAAGTTTTTCTTGGATATGGTTTCAAAGAAACGTGTTCTTCCTAACTCTAGAATTGTTAATATGAAGAGCAAGAGAGTGTCTGGCGGTGTCACGTACTACGATATAGATATATCTGTTACGGATGATACATCTTATCCTATGGACGATGATACGGTAGCACTCTTCAGTAAGTTCCACGATCACATAGCTCAGATTAATAAGTGGGTTATGGAGAAGCATACGTCAGCTAGTGGTTCGGCAATGTCTGAAGGAGATGACGATTTTATAGATCTCAATGAGGATGCTGCTTAATGGATTTGAAGTTAGCAAAGGTTCTTAGTTGGCTTCAGAAAAATATGGATGGGGAGGTGTCCATGACGGAGGACACCATCTCCACCGTATGCAATGATGTAGCTAATGCACTGCGTAAGCAGTTTGCTTCTTCAACAAATAGGAGAGAGTTTAAAGCAAGACCATCTAATCTTGGTAGGCCCTTATGCCAGTTACAGATGGAGAAGAAAGGTGAGAAAGGTGTAGCACCCTCTTATAATTTCATCCTACGAATGATGGTAGGAGATGTAGTAGAGGCTATACTAAAGGGCGTTATAAAAGAAGCTAATCTAGAAGGATACAAGTCCTCTCAAAACCTTACCACTAAGATAGGTAAGCATACAGTAACGGGAGAGGCTGACTTATCTTTCGATGATGGCAGAGTGGATGACATAAAATCTACTTCAGACTTTGCTTTTAGAAATAAATTTATTAGTTGGAATGCATTGAAAGAGAAAGATTCTTTTGGATACGTAACACAGTTGCACGTATATGCTTCCGCTACAGGTAAACCTGCTGGAGGTATATGGGCAATGAACATAGCCACTGGCGAACTCAACAGGATAGAAAGCACTGACACCACGGCAGAAGTGTCTAGCATTTTAAAAGAAGCAGAGAAGAAGATAGATGCATTAGTTTCAGACGCACCTTTTAAAAGATGCTTTGAAGATGAGCCAGAAACATTTAATAGAGTGCTTACTGGTAACAGAAAGCTAGGTATGGAATGTTCTTGGTGCAAATATAGATTTAGTTGTTGGCCTAATTTACAAGAGAGAGAGTCAGTATTCTCTAAGGCAAAGAGCAAACCTATAGTAGCATACACACAGTTAAACTCTATGGGAGAGGAAGCAGCATGAGTATGCAAAGTAAATTTGGTTTAACTACTTATGGTTGCATACAACTATAAAATAGCACATGGTTTTAGATCAGGTTTAGAAGAAAGAGTATGCGAACAATTAGCTTTCTTAAACATACTAGATTGCTATGAAATTAAAAAGATACCTTTTGTTCAACCAGAAAAGAATAGGAATTATACACCAGACTTTTGGTTACCTAACGGAATAATAGTAGAAACAAAAGGTGTATTTACTGTACAGGATAGGCAGAAACATTTACTAATAAAAGAGCAATACCCTGATTTAGATTTAAGGTTTGTATTTTCTAACTCTAAAAATAAATTAAGAAAAGGAAGCAAAACCACCTACGCAGATTGGTGCAACAAGTATGGTTTTATATTTGCCGATCAGCTTATACCTGAGGAATGGGTCAACGAAAAAAAGAAGAGAGGCAACAATGAAAATAAAAAACCGAATGAACCTGCTACCAAACGAATTGTGCGTACTAATAAAAGTAAGGTCAGAACTACCTGAAGAAAAACAAATTGAATTTGACATATTACCAATACTTCACGAAGATATGTCAGAGCTATCCGACTCTGCGTTAGATACTGTCACAGATATAATGAAAGCAATGTGCGCTGTCGCAGTTCTTGAGCCACCTGCTCTAGATGTTTTGCTTGAAATATATCATGATAAGTTTCAAGACATGGAAAGAATGAGAGTACAAGAAGAGACTGAAGGTGTAGTCATACCCTTTCCTTTCCCACCCGTAACTAAACACTAAAAGGACATATTATGAAGGATATGGTGAACAACCCACCGCACTATAATCAGAGTGGGATAGAATGCATTGATGCTATCGAAGCTGCACTACTACCTAACTTTAAATATTATCTTCAAGGCAACATACTGAAGTATCTTTGGCGGTTTGACTACAAGGGTAAACCAACTGAAGATTTAAAGAAGGCACAATGGTATTTAAATAAGTTAATAGAAGTTGTGGAGGAAGAAGAGAACGAAAGGAGTTTATGAATTGTCATCATTTAAATCTAACAACAATCCTCAATTTAGAAATAAATTCTCAGAAGATATATTTAAATACAAGTATGCACACGATAGTTGTGAAACATGGTCTGACCTCGCATCGACACTCGTAAAAGATGTGTGTGGTTCGTTGCGAACAGGTGAACAGAACCTGATGACATTAGACGAGCAAGACGCTCTTACTAGGTACATAGATGAATTGAAGTTTATTCCTGGGGGTAGATATCTTTACTATGCAGGACGCAAGAAACGGTTCTACAATAACTGTTTCTTATTAAAGGCAGAGGAAGACACGCGAGAGGATTGGGCTAACCTAAGTTGGAAAGCTGAGTCCTGCCTGATGACAGGAGGCGGTATCGGTGTAGACTACTCTGTGTATCGAGAGGCAGGTAAAGTTCTTGGGGGATCTGGTGGTTTATCTTCTGGCCCTATACCCAAGATGCAAATGATAAACTCTATAGGACAGAAGGTGATGCAAGGTGGATCTCGTAGGTCTGCTATATACGCATCTCTGAACTGGAAACACAAAGATGTATCTACGTTCCTCCACGCGAAGGATTGGGATACGATGCCAGTGGGAGACACTGGTTTTACTTTGAAGCAAATAAAAGAGCAGGACTTTAACTTTCCTGCACCCTTAGATATGACAAACATATCTATCAATTATGATACAGAGTGGTTGCTAAACTATTGGAATGGCGAAGGGTACGGAGATACGTTTAAGGAAAATGTAGCCCAAGCTATGCGTACAGGGGAGCCTGGGTTTAGCTTTAATTTTATGGAGAACGAAAATGAAACGTTACGTAATGCCTGTACTGAGGTGTGTAGTGCTGATGACAGTGATGTATGCAATCTTGGCTCTATCAATTTTGGTAGAATTGAGGACATATCTGAATTAGCTGATATAGTAAATCTTGCTACAAAGTTTCTGATATGCGGAACACTTAGGGCAGAGTTACCTTATCAGAAAGTCTATGATGTTAGGGAAAAGAATAGACGGTTAGGTTTAGGTATTATGGGATTACATGAGTGGTTAATTAAAAGAGGGGAGAAGTATGAAGTTACCGATAATCTTCATCGCTGGTTGGCAGTGTATAAAGGAGTTAGTGATGATATTTCTAGAAAATTTGCTGACCACCTTTCGATATCTAGGCCAGTTGCAAATAGAGCAATTGCTCCTACTGGTAGCATTAGTATACTTGCTGGGTCTTCTTCTGGTATAGAACCTATTTTTGCGGTAGCATATAAGAGAAGGTATCTTACAGGAGGACACAGATGGAAGTATCAATACGTAGTTGATTCATCTGCACAAGAGTTGATTGATACCTATGGCGTAGATCCCGACAGCATTGAGTCTGCATTAGACTTAGCAGAGGACTACAAAAGACGTATGCGCTTTCAAGCAGATGTACAAGACTACGTTGATATGTCTATTAGCTCAACAATTAATCTACCTGCTTGGGGTAGTAAACTTAACAACCCTGACCTCGTAGATGACTTTGCAGACACACTGGCTAAGTATGCCCATAGACTCAGGGGTTTTACAGTTTACCCTGATGGATCTAGGGGTGGTCAGCCTCTTACCTCTGTGCCTTATTCTGAGGCAGTGGACAAACTTGGAGAAGAATTTGACGAACACGTAGAGACACACGATATATGTGAGATAAGCGGTACAGGGGGAGTATGTAGTGTTTAACAGATATAAGCCTACGCACAAGAAGAAGCGTAAGCACCTCAACGAGAAAGCATTCTTTGAAGGACGAGAAGGCTTTAGGGTAAATAGCTATAACCCATATAGGCCAAGATCTTTAGAACACAAAGAATGGGAGCGAGGGTATAACAGGCAATACTTTATTAATTTAAATAAATTAAATAAGGTTGCGTGATATGAACTGTTGGTTTTGTGGCCCTGATCAACAATTAATATGGGGAGGGGATCACGACTTTGAAGACTATGGATTAGAAGGTGAAGGTATAATAGCTAATTTTAGTTGTCCAAAATGTGGTTCTTACGTTGAGGCAAGAACAGGCCCACAAGAGAAGGAAAAGTAAGCTATGCAGCTACCATTATTTCCTACGTTAGAGCATGAGGATTTAGGTGCAGGTGAGGGAAAGGTATGCTGTAAGTGTAATACATATCTACCCCTCTCTGCATTCTCACCAAGTTCAGGGGCAAACTTCTTACGCCCTGAATGCAAGGCTTGTAACTACGAATTACAGAAAGTAAGGGAAAGACTGCGCGAAGAACACGGTATGCCAGAAGAGGGATACAGTTGCCCCATTTGTGGTGGGGATGCAGAGAAAGTAAAGGGTAAAGGTAACACAAGAAATGGCCCTTGGGTTTTAGATCATTGCCACGACACAGAAACATTTAGGGGGTGGTTGTGTCACAAATGCAATCGCGCCTTGGGTGGTTTTGATGATGATACAGAAATACTAAAAAGAGCATTAAATTATTTAGAAAATCATCTTAGAAAAATTTTTACCGTATAGGATATTAACATGAAAAATAAATTAATATTAGGGGGAATGGCAGGTGCTTTACTGTTATCTTTTATCAATGTTTCCATCGCTGAACCGTCACCGCAAATGGGGTGTAAACCGCTTCCAATGGCTGCGGGGGTTATCGAAGGACTCCACAAAGAAAGAATAATATTTAGAGGGGTATCTAATAGAGGACACGTAACCTTAATACACTTGAATAAAGATTCAGGTACGTGGTCTGCCAATGTCATATTACCAACAAATATAAATCAACTTTGTATGGTGGACGCTGGTACAACAGGTGAGATAACAGATACGACTTTCTCTTTAAAAGAAAATAATGAGTGACAGACACAACGGAACAACTATAGTAACTAGAACACCACTGCATACCCTTGATTGGTACATCAAATGGTTTTCTAGTATTGTTCTTATGGTAGGTATATTACTCACGGCTAACAATATCTATCCTCTTAACTTATATTTTCATTTTGTAGGCATAGGAGGATGGTTGATTGTTGGCATATTATGGAATGATCGCTCATTAATTGTAGTGAATACATTCGCAATAGCTACGTTACTATCAAATCTCTTTAGATTACACCTAAGTTAAGGGTAAAATAGGCCAAATTGCGTATACGCCCTTTTAAGGGGGGCTACAGAGCAAGTAGATAAAATCTGGACTATGACCACCAGACGGTATCTTTGCAGCCCCTTCTGCCTCATCCTACGAGGTCGTTTTTTAAACAATCACGTTTTTTTGGAGGGTAACCATGCAATTTAAGGTAACAATCACAAAACCTAAAGGAAATAGAATAACTACCACTAGCTTCAGCTTACGTATAGTAAAGCGGTATGCAAAGGACTGTGCAAAGCCTGATGATAGAGTGGTGATAGAAGAGATCAGGGGATATAACTCTGATGGATATTACGAAACATCTATCCTAGAGGATTACGTAAAGAAAGCTAAGTAGTTTCTATGGGTGGATCTTTAATTACCTTTTCTAGTTTGTGGAACTTTATTCTCTCGTTGGGTAAGAATCGCCACACTACGCCTCTGCCATTGTCTATTTGCAATACCGTTTCGTAGAAACCTATCTTTAGTATGATGGCCTTGTCTCCATCGAGTATGCACTTGTCTCCTTCTTGGAAGCTAGAGTGCATCCTAAACTTTATTCCATTTATGAAGTTAGTAGCAAAGTCGCGTACCATCAGTGTAAGTATCAACGCCAACATTATAACTAGCATAGGAGTAATCAACTCCACTAGTTCTATTGACATTGTATTTATGTCAGTAAGCTCTTTCATTTCTCTCTACTATTCCACAAATCAAATAGGACTTTTACTTTTTCTTTGAGGGTGTCTATTTCCCCGTGCATCTTTGCTAACACAATTACTAGTGTTACAAACCCAAATGCGATAGGCCACCCTGATACTATGATGCTCCAAGCGTCTTCCATTTTCTAACGAGATCCTCATTACTTACGATAGCTTCTAGTTTTCTTAGCTATCTTCTTAGGCTGTTTTACGTGTTGTTTACCAGCCTTTGTTCCTTTACGTTTGGCCCTAGACGTAGCTGCATACTCAGCAGAGCTAAGAGACTTGATGGCAGCTGACGGTAGATATCTTTCGCCAGTAGCTTTTGGGCCTTGCGTAGATGGCTTACCTGATTTAGTACGCCACTTCTGTTTAGTCCAGTTTTTAAGACTTCTTTGTGATTTTTTTAGAGCCATTCTTTTTCCCACCTCTTAACTTTTTAAGATCTGCACCAGTTATCTTATTTCTAGGTGGTGCAACTCTAGCCAACTTCTTTTGCTTTGGGCTGTATTTTTTCATAGGCATTATCTATATCCTCCACCTTTTGCTTTATATTGTTTTGCCAACATCTGAGCCTTTCTCGCTGACCACTGCCCACTTTTACCGCCCTTTGAACCAGCCTTTATTTTATTGAATAGGTTCTTACGCATCGTAGGTTTAGTATAGTTACCAGCTTGGTTTACTTTACTTTTACTTTTCTTTTTAGTAGCCATGTCTTCTCCTTAATTGTACTATCTCCCCTACTAGGGAGGATACCAGTGCTTATATGCTATTGCGTAAATCATCCAATAAACATTAAGCGTTCATGTTCTCTCCTTCTCACAAGTCCTTTTAATTTTCTACCTCCAGCGTATACCCATCGCGGAAATTCGTTAGCTGCACCAATGTAGTCTCCCCTGTTTATTTTACGCCTTAGTGTGCTGCTTTGTAGCGCACCACTGCCTAGATTAAATACGAATGAACATAAGGCATTGAACTGTCCATCCTCTAGTGGAACTCGTATGTGTCTGAGAACTGCCATCTCCGACTTCTTAACATCTCTTCTTAATAAATAGTCTGCCTGATCTTCGTTTATATCAGGGTGGTCTTCAGTAACTCGCTTATCATCCATGCCCCAGATAGCCCCGTACCCTATAGTCCAATGTTGTGCAGGACAAAGGTACGGGGAGGAACTATAACCCTCGTATAACTTAATTAAATCTAAACCTTCATCAGTCATACGCCTCATAGTCTATCCTTAGTTATTATCTGAGTACAGGTTATTGAAAGTTACAGATGGATCTAGATAGGACTCATGGGATTCTGCTGAGTGTGTCCATTGCGAGGGTGCAAAGTCAGGTACACCCTCTCCTGTTCGCCACAAAGCAGGACTAGTCGCTCTTACCCTATTGTTTGGCAATGCCACTATATTCCCTGTCCATTTCCCTGCATCCAATAGTTGGATTACATGAGACTGTTTGTGTTGCGCTGGATCATCTGCTATTTCGTGATCAGTGTAATCCACAGTAAACATATACTTACCCGTGTAAAACTCACCCTCTATCTTACACAACCAAGGGGAGGAGCTTACTCTATCCATCACTATTACACTGTGATATCTAGACTCACAATCCCAAGGCTGACATAGATGATCATCCATTGGTTCGGGCCATTCCTCTACGGGAACATCGGCTACTAGGGCCTGTATCGGCATCCTAGCCCACATTGCACCGCCATGAATGTTTTCGTCAGGGCCATCTTCCCTGTCTATTTCACACCCTGTAAATACTACCTGAAAACTCAATGACCTATCAGGTATAGTGTTTACTGCGAAGGCTAAAGCGTGAAGGAACTCACCGTGATAAGATTGATGGTTACTGGTAAATTCCTTACGCACCCAACATTTAAAGTATGGGATATTACTTATGAGATAGGGCATTATCTACGTCGAGCTGCTCCACCCCTTGCGTACCCCTTGGCCTTTTTCATGCCACCTTTAGCCATTCCTTTAGCCATCTTTTTCTTTTTCATTGTTTTGCTTTTGTGCATTGGCATAGTTCTAGTCTCCTATATTTTCCATTTTAAACATACCCTGATCGTCAACGTTAGTGCGACAACCGCACTCACATACTTCAGGGTCACACTCACACTCATCGCAGTTGCCACATTTGCAACCTGTCAGAGTATTAGTATTATCTACTACCATAGTATCACCTTCCTCTATGATTGTA